CGAAAGGATTCTTGTCTGACGATATCTACGTGCACGACGGAGACTATTACCAAGAATATTCATATGAGATTCTATCAAAAATCTCGGTAGATAGATATGCTGACATGTTTAAGAAGGTCATGCACACAGCTGGAACGAAGTTCTTTGGATCTGCATTGATCATAGAAGAAGCAAATGCGGCGCTCGCGCTGTCGAGCATTTCTACAGGCCAAGAAGTACAGTTTAATTCGAATGACGACGTTTCGACTGTGAATGATACTATTCAGACAGACATCGAAGATGTCAGTTTCAAGTTTAAGGTAATGGATGTCAACAATGATACTGATCTGATATCGTTAGGGACTAATCCTTATTATACCACACTCCCATTAAATGTACATGATTATTTACAATATACGACGTCAGAAGCACAAACACTTGGTGTAGGAACTTCTTCGAGTCTATCGAATAACGAGTACTATTACGTAGTGTTCGCAAATACGACAGGCATCAAGATCTCTGAAACAAGAGGCGGAGATGCTCTGAATCTGAATACTGTTGCAATCAGTAATACGCTCGAGCTTCATACGCTAACGAAAGTTATTAATCCGTTTGCAAATGGTGACTTGGTGCTTTACACTACATCGAATACAGCTGTTGAAGCAAGCATTACGGGCACGTTTACTACGAATACTGGCGCAGCGGTAGATTCATTCATTCGAGTTGCAAATAATAAGTTTAGAAACAGCGATTATGTCAATGTAACATTTGATTCCGCAACGTGTAATACACAAAGCTTTAATGCAAATACTGGCATTGACTATCAGCGTGCTAACACTGCTGCTAACACTGCTGCTAATACTGCAAATTCCTTCATCACGATCACTTCACATCCATTCACAAACGGGCAATCTGTATTGTATTATACAGATGCAGGAAACACTGCAATTTATGGATTGACTAACAATCAAATCTATTATGTAATTGAAACAACTGCTAATACATTTAAACTTGCTGTACAGTCCGGAAACACAGATTCGATTGCTAATATTGCTGCTTCTGCTATTAGTGAAACTGGTCACTATATTCTAAGAGGATTTAGTGGTATTACAAATGCAGCTTCTTATTACGTGATGGATGCAAACACTTCTGGCTTCAAGCTTTCTACAAACGCTTCAAGAACTAATATCATAAACTTTAAGAGCTCAAATACAGGACTTACGCTGAATCTTTCACAGAATAAGTTGACGAATGCACAATCATATTATGTTGTAAATACTACTCCAAATACGGTGAAACTATCGTTAACCGCGAATGGAAGTCCTATAAATATAACAGCGAATGGCAGCACTAGCGGAGACATCAACGCTGGTCACTTCTTGACAAAGACGATAGAGGAATAAATGGCAGTAACACAAAAACTCATTACGAGTAGTTTTAATGTAGCGGCAGCTGCAAACTTCATGAATAGCTTTGCTAACAATGATTACTTTGTGTATGCTGCTCGTCATATTCCTTATGCTAACAGCGACACGATTATTCCTGTTCCGAATAATAGCATTCGTGATACAGATACGAATGTCTATGACAATATGATCTTCGCGAAGAGAATTTCTTCGGATGATGTAGTTCATATGGCGAAAAAGAATCTATGGGAATCAAACACACATTATGCGATGTATGATCATCTTGACGGAGATCTTGAAAATAAAAACTTCTTTATCACGGTCGACGACGATACAGAATACAACGTTTGGAAGTGCTTGTTCAACAAAAGCACTGGCACTATCAATGTAAATTCTACTGTTGCTCCTTCTCGTGTAGGCAGTGCCGCTGATCTCAATCCTGTTGAGACAGGTGACGGGTATGTATGGAAATACATGTACACCATCACAAAATCCCAGTATGAAAAGTTTGCTACTTCGCAGTACGTTCCTATCATTGCCAACACTGCGGTCATCGATGGAGCTACTCGAGGAACGATCGAAGTCATTAAGGTAGAAGATCCTGGCGCAGGCTATGACAACTACATTGCCGAAGGCACGCTCTTAACTTCAGATATTACTGTTCAGGGTATTCCGACATTCTACGGTGCACCTGCAACCGCTGTATCGATCGATGACTATTACCAAGGTTGCGTCATGAAGATGACTTCTGGAGCCGCTATCGGGGAATATCGTAGAATCGTTAACTACGAAGGTACTGCTGCTCAGAAGAAATTCATTCTCGACGCATCGTTCCTTATTACTCCTTCAGCGGGAGACACTTACGAAGTATATCCATATGCATTCGTTTGGGGAGACGGCGAAGAATCGACTCCTGCAGAAGGAATTGTATATATCGATGCGGCATCTACAAATTCCGTGAATAGAGTCGAGTTGCTAGCGGTAGGAGAAAACTATCGAAAGGCTGAATCATATATTTCTGAACAGCCTGTTACTATTCCACCATCTATTTTTGATGAAACGTTTATTCAGCTTCCGCCGGTTGTGTCAAGTTCTACGTACTTCGCGCCAGCATCGTTGCGTCCAATCATTTCTCCAAAGAATGGACATGGCTCAGATCCTTACAACGAACTCTTTGCAAAAAGAATATGCATCAGCGCTAAGTTTAATAATAGCGAGAGCGGTATCGTTTCCACAGAAAATGATTTTAGGCAAGTCGGCGTAATTAAGAATCCATTGTTTACTGAAGTTGATATGAATATCAACAATGTAATTGGCCCAGGTTTTTCTGTTGGTGAGAAAGTCTATCAATATAGAAAGTTAAAGCTGCACGGCAACGTTTCAATTACAGCAGCTAGCACGACGATTGAAAAGACAGACTTCGGACTTCTTTCGACTACTGCTACTATCGTAAGCCCAGGAACTGGATACAATAGCACTGCGAATAATCAACTCGTCTTTAACAATTCTGGAACTGATGGAACAGGTGCAGCAGGCACATTTGCAAATAACGGTTCAGGAGTTATTACATCTGTTACAATTACTAATGCTGGTTCTGGATATACTTCAGCTCCTCTCGTTACGATCAATGGAGATGCAAGTGTATCAGGATCGAATGGAGTTATTACTGTAGCTCTTAGAAATCCAGATGCTCCTACTTACAAAGATGCCTTTGAAGTTGGCGACTATGTTCTTGTCACAGATGGTTCGAACAACTACATCTCGACTGTAGCCAATGTTCCGCAAGACTATCGTATTACGACTGCGAATACAAATAGCTCGTTTACAGCAGAAGATTGCGAAGTGTCAGCTATCGTCGTAGAAGCGAGCGGTATCGTATCGTTCTCTGGATCAAGTCAAATTGAATTGTCAAATGTCGCAGGCGTATTTACTTCTGGAAGTCGTATCATCGGAGTCGGTGGCATGTCAGGAGACACGGTCGTTCCTGTATCGGGTACGACAGCAACTATTACTGGAACGATTGAAATTAATGATAGAAATGCGAGTGCTTTCAACTATTCTCGCCAGCTAACTCGCCTCATTGGTACATTTAGCTCTGGTGGTGTACCGTTCCTCGAAGATGAAGAGATTAAGCAAGAGAGTCTGATTTCATATGCACAACCTCGCGGCAGAGTACACCATCTCGATGAGATCGAAGGTTCTGATATATTATGGATCAGTAACAAGTCAGGCATCTTCAATCTTGATCCTCGCGGAGTAAGAGATATCGCGGGCACAATATCTTCTGCAGAGCTTTCCCCATTATTGAATAAATACCCTGGAGACTTTGTAGTCGGTAGCGGAGAGGTTCTTTACTTAGAGAATCTTGATCCTATCGCTCGTAACGATAACAAATCAGAAATTATAAAGATAGTATTGGAGTTTTAATTAAATGGCTCTGGAAACCAACCTAAACGTATCTCCTTATTTTGATGACTTCGACGTCAAGAAGGACTTCTATAAAGTCCTGTTCCAGCCTGGTGTCGCAGTCCAAGCACGTGAGCTTAACCAGCTCCAGTCAATCTTGCAAAATCAAATTGAGAAGTTTGGTGACAACGTGTTCAAGCGCGGAACAATCATCGATGGTTGTACGATTACTAAGCATGATAAAGTTCCTTATATCAAGATCAACGATTTGACGACAGATGGTCTACAAGTCGATGTCAGTCTTTATAACAATCTGTATGTAAGAAACGCAAGCAACTTAGAAGCCCACATCAAGAAGACGGTTTCTGGTCTACAATCTCGCGCGCCTGATCTTAATACTCTGTTTGTAAACTACATTAACTCTGGAAATAACTTCGCGACAGATTCTTTTGCTGCAGATGAGACGCTCACAGTCTTCGACAAATCTTACCCTATCTTCAATATCAAAGTAAACGATGGCGCTTCTAAGTTTAGTAATAGCGACACGGTTGTAGTGATGTCGGCGCTTGCTGTACAAAATAGTACCGGCGGTGCAGCAGCAGCTGCAAGCTTTGCGGCTGGATCTGTAATTCAGAACGGCGTTGCAAATGCCGTGATTATTGAAGCTAACACAACTGCAAATAGCTCTGCTCTTATCTTGAAGGTGAGACCAGAATATCCTGATCTTATTTCTGCAAATACAATTAAGTTTAGATTCGCAGCTGGAGAATCTATTCGTAACGCTACATCTGGAGTATCTGCTAACGTAGTTGCAATTGTCGGTTCAGGTGCAGTTGGTTCTATTACAACAGACAGTCTAGGTAAAGTTACTGCAGTTCAGGTTGTTGGCCAAGGTTCAGGTTATTACGTAGAACCGCATGTTACCATCGCAAACAACTCAACTACTTCTACATTTACTGCCACTGAATTGGGCGAGCTTGAGCTTGCAGCTGAAACATTCCTTGCTACAATTCAGGTCGCAAATGCCACATCTGTTCCTATCGGAACTGGTTACGGTGTTACGATCGGAGAAGGCACGATCTATCAAAAGGGATTCTTCTCGAGAGTCGCTTCTCAGTTTGAGGTTGTAAACAAGTATTCAAACACTGGCTTTGATAAGTCTGTCGGTTTCTATACAAACGAAAGCATCGTCAATTCAAATCAAGATCAGTCGCTTCTTGATAATGCCACTGGAACTTTCAACTTTTCAGCTCCTGGTGCAGATCGTCTGAAGCTGACACCAGTCATCAGCGTACTGACAAAAGCAGAAGCAGATGCAAACTCAGAATTCCTTCCAATCATCGAGTTCACTGATGGTCGTCCGTATCGTGTAAATCAAGATACTGTTTACAATGTCATTGGTCGTCAACTAGCAGCAAGAACCTACGAAGAATCTGGCAACTATGTCATCGATCAATTCCTTACATTGACAAAAGATTCTGGTACATTCTCAGATACTGCAAGCCTTGTGAACATGAACATTGATCCAGGTAAAGCTTATATCAACGGTATTCGTATTGAAACTATCGACAACTATAAGCAAAACATGAACAAGGGTACGACGAAGCTGAATGATCCTGCTTCACAGACTCGTCTTGGCTACGGCAACTACTTCGAAGTCGACGAACTTGCTGGTTCGTTCAACTTTGACATCGGCGGAGAAGTCGAACTGCATAGTACAGCTGCTAATTATCTTAGCACAGGCTCGACTACTATCACTAGCCCTGGCGCAAAGATCGGTACTGCAAGAATTCGCACCTTTGCTTGGCAAAGTGGAGATGTAGGCAACGCAAATGCCGTTTACAGAATGTATCTCTTCGACATTAAGATGAATGCTGGTAAGAATGTCAAAGATGTAAGAAGCATTTATTCTAGCTCAGGAAATAAAGCAATTGCTGACACAGTAGTTAGTGCTACACTCGGAGCGGTGCTTTATGATACAGTCGACTCTTCGCTTCTTTTCAAGCTGAAGAATGCTACGTCAAATGTGTCGAACATTACGTATCAATATAGAACCATTAATGCATCTGAAACTTCTAATTCTGCCGGCTATGTCGTTCTAAATCTTCCATCGAATGAATATTTCCCATATACAGAAGAGCTGAATACTTCTGAGAAGCGTGATCTGATTGTAATTCCTAACGGAAATTATAAGTCGCAAATTGTGGCTACTGGTTCAATCGAAGTGTTCGGAGCAAATGCTACAGTGAATGGTACTGGAACATTGTTCAATACTCAATTTTCACCCGGTGATTGGGTTCAAATTTCTAACTCGAGCGGATATAACGCTAACACGACTTATGCACAGATCGCATCGATTGCAAACAGTACTTCGTTGACTCTTGCCACAAATGCAGGAAAAACTTATTCTGGCGGTAGTATTACTCTTTATTACCCTCAAAATATTCCGATCTCGCTGACAAATAAGGCATCGAAGTGGGCAAATGTCGACAGCTCGAACAGTCAAGTCATGACGATCTACTTCGGTAACAATGTCGCTAATGCCACTTCAAATGCTGCCGCTTCGATGCCAGTTTCAGTGGTGTATAATGCGCAAAGAAACAACGTAAGCTCTGCTGCCAAGACGTCAAATCGCGGCAACTACGCCAGAATTCGTATCGCAAATAACAACAGCGCAGGCATTCGTGGACCATGGCCTCTCGGCGTATCAGACGCATATCGTCTGCGCGGAGTATGGAGAAAAGACGCCACTGTTCAAGATATCACGTTTGACGTATCGACAAACATTGCAAATTCCGGAACTGCGAATGCGTTTATTACCGTAACAAACAACCCATTTGCTAACGGCGATTCACTCGTATATTCGAATGCTGCAGGTGTAGGTGTACTCGGCGGCTTAACTAACGGCACTACATACTACGCAGTATACGCCAACACAAGCGGATTCGCACTCTCTGCTACTCGCGGGGGTGCAAACCTCACTCTTACATCGAATAGTTCTTCTACTCATAAGTTTACTGGTAATACCATGTACTTCACTGAGAACACGTACGGTGTAACAGACGTCACGAATCAGTTTTATATTGACAGCGGTCAAAATGAAGATTTCCTTGATATTTCTAAGCTTGTAAGAAAACCGAGATATGATACGCTTGCGGCGAATGACGTCCTTCTTGTAAAGTTTGATGCTTTCCAATCTGCATCAGGCGTCAAGACAATTTCTTCTTATACGATTAACGATAGTGCAAATCTTGCTTCTCTAGTGAGCGACGTAAGTATTAATACCATGGAACTCGCCGAGTTCGAAGGAAAAACTGGAATTTATTATGATGTAAGAGATTGCGTAGATCTTCGTCCATCGGCGGCAAATACAATCAACTATGTGACTGATATTTCTTCGGTTGCTGCTGGTGCAAACGCCGCATCGATTATCAATCCTACGCTTCCTTCAAATGCAAACTACTTCTCTTCGGCTAGCGCATTTTTCCCAGTGCCTAACTCTACATTGTCTGCAAATGTAAGTTCCTATCTTGGAAGAGTTGATCGAGTTATTATCAATTCGAACGGCGGATTTGAAATAAGAAACGGCGAACCAGGTATTTCTCCTGTTCTGCCACCCGCACAAGACAATTCGCTTACTTTGCAAATATACAATATTCCTCCGTATCCTTCTCTTCCAGAAGTACTTTCTGCTGAGATGATTGCTATTACAGATACGAAAGTAATGAGCGCCATTTCTGGAAAAAGAAAGAGCACCTATACTATCAAGCCTTCAATCAGCGCTGCTCAAAGAACTCGCATTCAACAGCGTCGTTATACGATGGCTGATATCGGTAGCCTCGATAAGAGAATTAAGGATCTGGAATATTACGTATCGTTTACTCTTGCAGAAGCATTAGCAAAATCAAGATTTATTCCGAGTAGTTTAGATGCGGCTCTTGATAGATTTAAGTTTGGATTCTTCGTAGATCCTTTCACCGATTATGTTTATGCAGATGTTGGAAATCCAGAATTTTATGCTACTATTAAAAACGACCAGCTTGGACCATATCTGAGAGAGTTAAATCTTCAGTTTAAGCCAGATGGCACAGGACAAGAAGATGGCATTCTGACACTTCCATATAACGAGTTTGTGATTGGAGAACAGAGCGTCGCAACTGCAGGACCTCTTCCAGTTGCAAATACTGCTGCAAATACTGCCGCGAATACAACTGGAAATGTTGTTGTTACTACTGTTACTCAAAGAATAGAATCAACAGTAGCAAGAGAAAGAAGCACCAGCGTTTCGGATTCTGGCACAGTGTTCGAAGAATTTGTTTATCGATTCAGCAGTCTTTCTGGACCAGCCGAACTTTATGTAGTTTCTCGCGACAATGCCATTTCGGCAACTGTCTATCAAGGAGCTTCAGAAAATGGTCCATGGACAGCCACTCAAACTTCTGCGTCTGCGACTGGAATTACCAGCGCTGATATTGCCAGACTCTATCAAATAAACCAGCTTAACGATGGTCGTGGAGTCGAGCATGTTGGAAGCATTGAGCGCAAGTCATATCCAACCGGTATCGATTCTGGTACTTTCCTTGAAGATCAATTTAAGATCACATGGACGCATGATCCTGCTGCAGGCCAATATGCAAAGGTGAGAATATACAAGGGTAAGAAACGCGGAGGTCTATTTGGTGGACAAGGCAGAACAGGAACTTATGGTTACCTTCTGCAATATCCGACAGATTCTGTAACAACTTCGACAATTACGGTAGCGAATCCAAATACGTTTGAATATACGGGCGCTGTACATAACATAAATCCAAGTTCATTCACAATTACCAATTCGATGTTTAGTTATTTTAACTTCGACAGAGGATCAGATCTATCTTACATTGCTGATTCTCAGAAGTTTATAATTTCTGTATCTGGCTTGAAGCCGAATACGAATCATACGTTTACGTTTGATGGAGAAAACAGAACTTCGAAGTGTTCACAAGTAAGAACATCTACGACGAATACTACTGGCCTCCGAAGCGACGAAAACGGTGTCATGACATTCGATTTTTATTATGACGCCGGTCTCGATGAAGCAGCAACTGATGCAGCGGCACAAAATCGTATCATCTCTAATATTGCTGGACAAAAACGATTTGTAATTGAAAATACTGATGGAACTTCGAGAGCAGCAGGCGCAATTACTCTTGCCTACTACTCTAATCTTCCTGCTACAAACACTAATAATCTGAATGTTACTGCTTCGACCACTTCTACTTCTGTTGCACAAGCTGACGCCAGAACGAACACTCAGGGTGGTGGAAATGCGACTGAAACCGCGGTTGATACATTTATTGATCCGAGTGGTACTTACAACGTGATCAGACTCGATCTTCGAAACTTTGAATCACAGATAAATTTCAATCTACCATAAGATCGATAGAGTAGTAGATAAATAATAAAAATAAACGAGGAAATGCATGTCTGCCTTTAACTATATTCAAACCTTTTACGTGAATCCGCAAACAGTGGCTAACGCTCCTGAAGTCATGCTCACATCCATCGACGTCTTCTTTAAGGCTAAGCCTGTGCGTGGAGCCACCGTTTCAGGCGCAGTGGCTCCTACAGTAAACGCTTGGATTTGCGAAGTAGAAAACGATTCTCCTTTTGAAACTCGTCAGCTTCGCAACTCCATGACTCTTATTCCATATGATTTGATTAATACTTCTCAAGATGCTTCGGCGGCAACAGTAATCGGATTTAAAGATCCTGTTCGTTTGGCCACTGGAAAGCATTACGGATTAGTTCTTAAATTTAATGATCCAGGATTTGATGTATGGCAAAACGTACTCGGTGATAGACTCGTAACCGACGGTCAGATTACTAATACGTTGTCTGTAGGTTCAAGAGGAACACACGGCGGCAAGCTATATGTTCCTACGAATACTTCTTCTCACCGTTCGCTAAGCGATAGAGATCTGAAGTTTAAAGTAAAGGTTGCCAGATACACTGCTAATAACATTACAATCAGCCTTGTAAATAAAGATTATGAATTCTTCACGATCGATAACACCAACACAGGTGCATTTATCGGTGGAGAATATATCTATCAAGATATCGCCAATGCCTCTGGTACTGTTACGGTTTCTACGAACAGCTTAAACGTAGTTGGTGTTGCAACAACTTTTACTAATCTTCTTGGCGGCGCTAAAATTTTAGTTCAAAGCGGTGGATCTAAACAGATTCTATCTGTGAATGCTATTACGAATGCCACACACATGACAATTGCAAGCTTACCAGCTTTCTCTGCTTCTGGAATCGGTTATAAAGTTCCACCCGTAGGTTTGGCATATAACATAGATTATCCAAAAAATAAACTGATTTTGGTCGACTCAACTGCAAATACTACAAATAAATTTGCCGTCAGTGGTGGCAGAATTATAGGAGAAAGATCGGGAGCGACTGCAAATATTGCTTCTATCGATCGCTATCCAGTTGATAACTTTAAACCTTCGTTTCTCATTGGCAATCCTTCTGGCTCTACGTTTACGCTGAATTATAGGATTGCCAACTCTGCGAATCAGTTATCTTCTACATCGACAAATATCAATCTTCTGCAAATGAATGATTCGGCAACCACAGGATATATCTTATCTCGCTCGGTTGAAGTTGATGGCTCAAATCTTTTCGGAGACAGAAAAAAGTCGGTTGTTGCAAATCTGAATATTGCTGTGAGCACAGCTGAGATCGATCGCTTTAGTGTTCCTTATGCAACTACCCGCGAACTTGACTTCTACTTCTATCAGAACGACATCAACAACGTTTACACAGAGACAAGAACAGTAGGACTTAGCAGCATTGCTAACTATGACACAGAAACTGGTGCAAACGGTCTTGCTAAATCGAAGTATGTCTCAAAGGTTATTAAATTTGCTCAAGACAAATATGCAGAAGATATCGTAGTATATCTGACAGGTTATCGTCCGGCTGGAACAGAAATCAAAGTCTATGCGAAAATTCATAACGCTGCAGACAGAGAATCATTCCAAAGTAAAGCATGGACTCCTCTTGTATTGAAAGATAATATCGATCGCTTTAGCTCGACAGATCCAAATGATATGTACGAGTTTACATATGGATTCGATACAGCCCCTGAACTTCAAGCCGCTCTTCCAGGAACAGGCACGATTACTTATGGTTCGAATAGCATCGCTACAACAAGCAATCATTCTGCTACAGTTACCGCGGGTGATTTGATTCGAATCAGAGATCAAGACTTTGGTAATCATGAAGTGTTTGTAGTTTCGGCAGCAAATACCACTGCCATCGAAACATATCGAAACATTACAACATCAACTCTCGTGTCTTCTCCTGGCCGACCAACAAGATCAGATATTGTTATCGATAAACTGAAGTATAGAAACGTCGCATGGAACAATGCTGAAAATGATAACACTGTAAGATATGTCAACTCTGAATATGTTGAGTTTGATCTCTATACATCGATGCAAATCAAGATCGTTCTTCTTGCAACTCAATCTCATATTGTTCCAAAGGTAGAAACTGTCAGTGTAGTCGGAGTATCGGCATAATGTTGATGAAAACTGAAACTGACGGGTTCATGAAAGATACTTCTACTGGAGCTTTCATAAATACAGATGATGCATCTTATGCAAAGTTTGTAGCAGAAAGATCGAAAGTGAAGAATAGCAAAGATCTATCAAATAGAATAAGTGCAGTCGAAGATGATCTCAAAGAAATTAAAACTCTACTCTTACAAGTAGTGAATGGAAGAAATTAATGTCAAGACCAGTAGCTAATGTTGATGTAATTACCGACTCATTCGAGATTTGGCTCTTAGAGACCAATGAACTTCTTCATGCGCTCTCGACAGAAATCATCACTGCAAACAGCACATATGCAAATACAGGTAACACTGCGTTTCCAAGAACAGCTCAACTGTATGGAACGTTTGGTGCTAACAATCTAGTCGTAACAAACTGGATGAAGGGCGGTAACGTCAACGGTTCGTTTGCGAATCTGATGATCAGTACGAACACGGTTCTGAGCAATGTGACATCGACCGAAATTCGTCTGGAAGTTGCCAATGGTTCTTCGAACACATTCATGTGGCAGTATGGTCTACATGCTGGTTTGACCGGTGCAAACCTCGTAGCCAATACGACCAAGCTGACGATTCAGTCTAACTCTACCACGAATACAACAGCAACTGCATTCGCAGTTGTTGCCGCGAATAGCACTAACACTGCTACTATGAATCCAATTAGCTTTAGCACTGGACTCTTCGTCGCGAACACGATTCAGATCTCTCTTGGTGCTAACGTCACTGCCAATGCTACAAACGGCGGTACGATCCAAGTCACAGGATCAGGTGCAGTAGGTAACAGTGTATCAAATAGCAGCGGTCTATATGTAGGCAACACTGTTACGAACAGTCAAATGACGAGCGTTCGATTCTTTGCATCAGAAGGTAGCAATACCGTACTCGCAAACAATCAGCTCATCAGCATTGCAAATAGCACTTCATCTGCTAACATGGATCCTATCAGTTTCACGACTGGTATCTTTACAGCTAACACAATTCAAGTTTCTCTTGGCGCCAACGTGACTGCAAATGCTACTAATGGTGGCACGATCCAAGTCACAGGAACTGGCACAGTCGGTAATACGGTTGCAAATAGCAGCGGTCTACATGTAGGTAATACTTTAAACTCTTCGCAAGTGACTGCAGTTAGATTCCTTGCATCTGAAGGTTCAAATACCACTCTTGCAAATACTCGAATCATTAGCATCGCTAACTCGAGTGCCACTGCAAACATCGAGCCAAATGCATTTAAGACTGGCATCTTTACTGCCAATACTATTCAGATTTCTCTAGGTGCCAATGTAACTGCGAATGCTACCAACGGCGGTACAGTTCAAGTAACTGGATCTGCCACTGTTGGTAACGTAGTCGCTAACAGCAGCGGAGTCTTTGTAGGCAACAGCCTCAACTCTGTTGAACACTCTGCTGTCAGAGTCTATGCTGTTGAAGGTTCGAATACCACTCTTGCAAATACTCGAATCATCAGTATTGCCAACTCAACATCAACATCTAACGTTACTCCGACAGGATTCTTTGCTGGTATCGTCACTGCCAACCAAACAGTTGTTGCAGTCGGTGCGAATGTCTTTGCAAATGCAACTACTGTACTTGTCGGCAACGCGACGTTTAATACGGCGATTGGTAATGGATCGATCACTGCATCTGCTAATCTTACCATCACGCCAACAAGCCATCTTGTTGTTGTAGGTGCTGCAACAGTCAGTTCGAACGTTGCTCTTGCAAACACGCTGGCAGTTACAGGAAATACAAATCTTTCGAATACGCTCTCGGTAACAGGAGCTACTGTACTTTCAAATACATTGGCGGTGACAGGTGGAGCCACTCTTTCAAATACGCTCGCAGTCACTGGTCCTGCTACACATGCAAACATCGTGACTTTCAAGACTGAGCACGTAGTTGATGTCTTTGCAAACGGAAATCTTGGAGCTACGACTGGCTCAGATCTTCTTGTCTTCGAATATCCAAAGGCAGACTATAGCACAGCTAAACTTCTCATTCAATTGAAAAATGCCGGTAATACACAGATCTCTGAAGTACTACTTGCTCATGATAATTCGACTGCGCAGCTTACAACATACGGTACGGTTTCTTCACCTGTTGCAGCTAATTCCGGAGTTAGCTTACTTGGTACTTTCTCTGCGAACGTGGCTACGGCAAACGTAAGAGTGTATGTCAATCAAACAAGATCTAGCACGGCTGCAAAAGTTGTTGCTCAATTCATTAAGTAAGGTAATATATGTCAGGCGCAAATAATAGATTTAAGGTTGATAACGGTCTAGTTGCTTCTGGCAACGCGATCTTCTATGATCGTGTCGACGTAGAAGCCAACGCGCACTTTAAAAACGACTTGTTCGTTGTATCTGGTAACCTTGTTGTTAACGGATCTCTTGTTTATGCTAACGTTACCATCGGTCAAGGTGGTGTTCTTCTGATTGCAGATCAGCAGCCACTCGGTAATACTTCAAATCGTTTCAATGCATTCTTATATGATACTATCTCGTATAGTACACTTCGCCCGAATGCAAATGGTGGTGCTCTCGGTACTACCACGGCAAGATTCGACGTCTTTGCAAATAACATCACTGTTACGAACACTGTTAACTTCCCAAGTGGAGCAGGTGTTAACTCGACTCTTTATACTGGTACAGCAAGCAATGCTAACACAGTATACAATATCTCGGCAAATGGTATCGTAGTTCGAACTGGCACAGGAACAGGAACAACTGTATCGATTGCTTCTACTGACGGGCTGAGTGTTCTTAATGGAAATGGTGTAGCTGGTAATCCAACGATTAGCTTCGTTGCAAATGCTGGACTCTTTACGAATACTGCGGGTGTATGGGTTAACGCTTCAGCTATTACTGTAGGTACACTTCCTACAACTCGTGGTGGAACAGGCGGCAACATTAATAACCTTCTACCTACGCAATCTGCTGGTGTAAAGGGTTACGTACTCTCATCAAACGGTGCTGATGGTGTTCTTTATTGGTCTGCACTTGCTGGACCTCAAGGCGCTCAAGGTGCAACTGGTGCTCAAGGCGCTCAAGGTGCAACTGGTTCGCAAGGACCTATCGGTGTGCAAGGTTCAGCATCTACTGTTCCTGGTCCACAAGGAGCTCAAGGTATAACTGGAGCTCAAGGCGCCCAAGGAACAACTGGTTCTCAAGGTCCACAAGGACCTTCAGTTCAAGGACCGACTGGACCACAAGGTGCTCAAGGTATTCAAGGACCACAAGGACCACAAGGAACAACTGGAGCTCAAGGCGCAGCATCGACAGTTCCTGGTCCACAAGGTGCTCAAGGTTTACAAGGAGCCCAAGGTCCGCAAGGGGCGCAAGGAATTACAGGTGCACAAGGTGCAGCATCAACAGTTCCTGGGCCTCAAGGAGCTCAAGGTTTACAAGGAGCTCAAGGTGCAACAGGTGCGCAGGGACCTGGAGGTTTGAATGGTGCACAAGGTGCTACTGGTGCTCAAGGACCAGCAGGTTCAAGTATAACGGGTCCTCAAGGACCACAAGGTGCACAAGGAAGTGCATCTGGTGCCGTAGCTCCTATTCTCAGACACGTTACAGCTGGATTTACAAGTGGTGGTCAAGTCTTTGTAACCGGTTCTACTCCTACTGCTTCTGCCGCTGGTGATATCTGGATCGATACAGCAGGAACTACGGGATATACACAAAGTCTCTCATCAAATGGATGGACTCGATTGCCGAACGGCGTGATTCTCCAATGGGGAACAGTAACTGTTACTCCAAATACCACAGGATCTGGATCATTTCCAACATCGTTCACCGCGGTTGCCCGAGCTGTGATGAATGGCGTAGGAGATACAAGTGTATTTGGACAAGCTTCTAAAGCTGCAACAATCTTTAGTGTTAGCACAACTGGTTTTAGTTGGTTTAACGGAGATGAAAATTCTCACACTGGTTACTGGTTAGCAATGGGATATTAATAAAATGACAATTTACTACAGCCCAACAACAAAAGGTTTTTACGATACTGATTTTGGGTATCCGTCATTGCCTCAAGATATTATTGAAATTACCGCAGAGCAACACCAACAGTTTCTCCATGGTATGAATATGCAAAATAAAGAATTGGTTTTATCACAAGGAAATCTTGTTTTACAAGATCGAGTCGTGGTAATTACTTGGGAACAAATTAGATCGAAAAGAAATAATCTTCTGGCTTTATCTGACTATACTCAAATGGCAGATTGGCCTGGAGACAAAGTTTCTTGGGCTACGTATCGTCAAGCACTCAGAGATCTTCCTCAAACTTATACAAATGCCGCTGATGTTATTTGGCCGACTGCACCAGGAGCATAATAAGTGCCTCTAACGTTTTTATCTGCTAAAGCTGTTAAATATTGGAATGGCTCGTCGTGGGTAGGCAGTCAAGATTTTGGTGCTGTTAAAATGTGGAATGGATCTACATGGCAAGTTGTCGGCATACGTCCCTATGCAGATGTGGCCTTAACTACTTTTTCTCCTGACGGTGGGGCATCATATCCGGGAACATATCTCTCTGACAGTCAATATAATACTGGAGCTTCGATTACTATTAATGCTTCAGCAAGTGTAGTTTGGAATTGGAGCGCGGATAATTCTAACGGCGGAGCGTCTGTTGTAAATGGAGGAAGCGCATCAAGTATTACATTTACTCTTTCTTATGCCGGTTACTCTTATGATACTTCCTTTCTTGTTAATGCTTCGAACGGCGCGGAAACTAAATATTGGGAAGTTTACTTAGAATCTCTAACTTTTGATTAAACATAGCGGAAGAATTAAATGGCACTGAAAGCTAACATTACAATTGATCAAGGCACATCTTTCGCAACCACGATTGATGTCACCGATGAAGAAGGTAACATCGTAAATCTAACAGGATTTACAGGTGCCGCACAGATGCGTAAGCATTACACGTCATCAACTTACTATTCTTTCAATGTTGCTATCACTGCTGTAACAGGTGAAGTTACTCTTTCGATGACTGCTAACGCTACAAATAACGTGGCTGCAGGAAGATATGTATATGATTGTGAATTGAATGACGGATCCGGAACGATTTCTCGTCTTGTTGAAGGTATAGTCACCGTCACACCAGGAGTTACAAGGTAATGGCAGGCACATCTCGTCTAGTTGCCAAGATTACAAACAATAACGGCAGATTGTCTTCTGCCGCACCTATTACTCTGAAGAATCAAATTCAAGAAATCCGCAGTATTGAAGACATCGCAGATGTTGTCGAGACTGATGTGACAGACGGAGCTACACTAGTTTATAATTCTGAAACAGATAAATATGAAGTACGACAACTACAAATCGAGGACCTCGGCGCCATAGACGGCGGTTCTTTTTAATAAGGAAACAAGATGGCTAACTTAATTCAGATCAAAAGATCGTTAACGACTGCCACCGCTCCGTCATTAGCTAATGGTGAATTGGCCTTTACAGCAAACGGTGATCATCTGTTCATCGGTTCCAATGGTGCATCAATCACCATTGCTGGTAAGTTCAATCCCGGTGTGCTCACTGCTAACCAAGCTCTCGTAGCTAACGGTACTTCTGGTATCGACAAGATTATTACGGCTAACGCTGTTGTAACTACACTGACTGCCAACGGTTCGACCGGTACCGCAGGGCAAGTGCTAAATTCAAACGGAACAGTTGCCTATTGGGCAGATCCTGCATCGAGCTCATTTACACTTGCTGCTGATTCTGGAACAAGTGACACGTTCAATACAGGGGAAACTCTGACATTTGTTGGCGGTAATGGTTTAACTACTACCGTTTCAAACAACCAAATTACTATTGATGCCACAGCAGGCACAGACGGCGGTCTTGCATCTAATGCGACTGGATTATTTGTTGTTGCAGGTTCTGGTCTCGTTACGAATAGCACGGGTGTACACGTTGGTTCTGCAAACGGTATCAACGTTCAGGCTGATACGGTCGGACTTACAACTGGTTCGACACTTACAGTTAACTCGACTGGTGTGCATGTTAATTCAGCACTGTCAATTACAGATCTTTCTCTTTCAGGAAATCTGACTGTTCTCGGTACGCTTTCGACAATCGATACTACCAACTTAACAGTCAAAGATTCGCTGATTGAACTTGCAAACGGCAACGCTTCATCCGACCTTCTTGATATCGGCCTTTATGGGCAATTCGGTTCGAGCGGAGCTAAGTATACCGGTCTTTTCCGCGATGCTACAGACGGCGTCTATAAGCTCTTTACTGGTTCTCAAACAGAACCTACAACAACTGTAGACACTGCTGCAGCTGGTTATACTACTGCTACATTACAAGCATTCTTAACCTCTGGCGGTCTTGTTTCGAACTCGACGGCTGTAACACTTACAGCAAACTCTACGCTTGCAGTTAACATTACTGCCAACTCTCTGTCACTCTCGACTCCACTCGCAGTGACATCAGGCGGTCTTGGACTGAGCAGTATTGCAACTGGTGCAATTCTTGTTGGTAACGGATCTGGAACAGCAGCTGTTCTTTCTGCTGCTACAGACGGTTACGTTCTACAGTCGAACGGTACTTCGGTCGTATATGGTACACTTGATGGAGGCACATTCTAATCATGGAAGTTGAATTTGTTAATGAATATATCAGTAAATTGGTTGCAAAAGTACACGATCTTACAAATCAAAACTTAATGTTGGAAACTCGCTTGGCGCTCCTCGATCGGGCGCTGAGCGAGTCTAACGTAGAACTGCAAGCTCTTAAGCAAAAGAACGAAAAGAAAAAACAGGTAGAAGATTCCTCTGTATAAATATCATGAGGATTATATAATCCTATCATACTCTATATAGAGGTTGGGAATGCCGAATAAATTTCAATTTAAGCGTACGACAGTCTCAGGTCGTACAGCTAATACTACGAACGCAGCAAACGCGGCCTTTATTGACAAGGGCGAGTTGGCTATTAACTTAGCCGATCGCAAAGTCTTTTCTTCAGACGCGTCGAATAATATCTTCGAAGTCGGATCCAACCTCTCAAGTCTCGCAGTTACAACTCTTGTTGCTAACGGTTCTTCGGGTTCCAATACACAAGTTCTAGCCTCGAATGGCACGGGTGTATATTGGACATCTGCTACTGCTACTCTCGGCTCTGTTAACTGGGCGCAAAACGCTGCTCCATCAGTATACATTAGCGCTGGCACTCCAACAGTCATTGCGCAGATTAGTCTTACCTCTTCAGGTAGCCCGATTCAAATCATTGCACACGGCGATGCCAATCCTCTCACTGCTGGCGGTTGGGGTAGATTACAGCTTTATCGAGGTTCAACGCCGATCGGTGCTCAGACTCACTTTGAGTCTTCTAACGGAAACGAAAACGTTCCGTATTCACTTCAATTCATTGATACTCCTCCTGCAGGAACCTACACGTATTCTATTAAATCTAACTCTGTTACTGGTAACACTCAGTACGGTGAAACTGATGGACCAGTAATTTCTGTCGTAGAACTTCAAAACGTTGTAGGTGCACAGGGTGCTCAAGGTGCACAGGGAGCAACTGGAGCCCAAGGTGCGCAAGGAATTACGGGCGCACAAGGCGCCACTGGGGCACAAGGTTCGCAAGGTGCAACTGGTGCTCAAGGTGCACAGGGAGCTCAAGGACTTCAAGGAGCACAAGGAGCAACTGGAGCTCAAGGACCACAAGGTGAGACTGGAGCTCAGGGCGTTCAAGGCGCACAGGGACCACAAGGTGCACAAGGTGCAACTGGTCTCGGATTCAAGATCGCAAAGTCATATGTTTCTGTAGCAGCACTCACAGCCGATACCTCACCGACTGGTATCTTGGCTGGTGAATTTGCTATCGTTGAAACTGGTAATGTAAACGACGCAGAAAACTCAAGACTCTACCTTTGGAATGGATCTGCATATTCATACGTATCAGATCTTTCGGGTTCGACAGGATTTACAGGACCTCAAGGTGCGACTGGTCCACAAGGCGCAACAGGACCTCAAGGTGTGCAAGGACCACAAGGTCCAGGTGTTGATGCCAACTTAAGTGTTACATGGGCTAACACACAGATCTTCAATGCCAACGTTACATTCAATGCTGGTGTCATCGCTAACAGTTCGATTGGTGCCAACGGAGAAGTACTGACGTCGAATGGAACTTCAGTTTACTGGGGTCCAGCTGCGGTCGCTTCGAACGTATACACAAGCATAGTAACGTATACATACTCGATCTCGTCTAACACGACTGTTATTACAGGCGCAGATGCCAATACGCAAATTCTTTCATACACTGCTGGCCTCGAGAGCGTGTTCCTCAACGGTTCGAAGCAGATCTCGACCACAGATTATACCACTCCGAACTCTGCGGCGATTACGTTTACTTCGAATGTCATTGCAGGTGACGTCGTTCAGATCGTCGCTCAGATTCCTGCGCTTAGCGTAATCGAAGGCGCATCGAACTCACAGACAACTTCGACAACTGCAAATACCATCGTAGACTCTTTCGCGAAAGCAGCATACAGATCAGCTAAGTATTACATACAGATTACATCTGGATCAGACTATCACATCACAGAAGCATTACTTCTTCATGATGGCTCTCAGGTCTATGTAACCGAGTATGGTACAGTATATTCAAACACATCACTTGGTAATGTTAGTGCTAATATTAATTCCAGTAACGTAAATCTGCTGGTTGCTCCTACAAACTCTTCGAGCGTAGTAAAGACGAAGAGAATTACTCTTGACGTATAAATAGAATAAAATCTGAGGGATAGGGAACCAGATGACTACACCAGTTAATTTTCGCGTTAAGAACGGGTTAACCGTAGCGAACGGAATAGCAGTAACAGCCGGAAACGTTGTAATTTCGAGCGGTCAACTCGTGATCGGTGCTACTGCGATCAACTCAACTTCACTCAGCCAATCGGCTGACAATGCATACGCTAACGGCGTGAACTATGCAGACGGTAAAGCTGCTGATGCTTATACGAATGCTGTAGCTGTAGCTACTGGTTCCTCGACCAATGCATATAATAACGCTGTTGCTTTTGCGGCCAATGCCGATAATCTCACAACTGGAACACTTTCTCTCAATCGCCTTCCTGCGACAGTGAACGTATCTCTCGCTCTGAATGTTACAAATACTGTTAACATTTCAACGAGTAACGTAACTGTTTCACAAGCGAATGATGTCGCGAAGATCACAGGAACCACAATTTCATTAACAGACAGTTTAACAGAAACTGGTAATACTTATTATGCAGCAATCTCTCATGATAAACTGATTACAGAAAAAACTTATACTGTTGCCAACGTAATCTATGCAGATTACGGCGAACTCTCGCGCACAGGAATGTTTGCAGGTGTAGGTATCGATACGTCTAACACTTCAATCTATGTTCGAGGTGTCACAGTCAATACCTCGGTGATTGCGATCGGAAATACTTCAGTATTCAGTTCCATCAACTCGACGGCATTTTCTGGTAACGGCGCATCACTTACTTCTGTCAATGCTGCGACAGTTGGCGGTAACTCTGCTTCTGACCTTCGAACATATACAGAAACGTATGCATCAAATGCCACGAATCTGACTTCAGGTACAGTCAACTCTGCTCGCCTCCCATCAGCAAATGCTACCGTAGCAGGTGCAACTCTTCTTGTCGATTCAGTATCGAATACTTCGACGACAGCAGCCGCTTCAGCAGCTTCTGTTAAAACTGCATATGACGCAGCCATTACTGCAAACACGAATGCGACCAATCTTTCTGCGAATGCATATTCGAATGCTGTAACGTATACTGATAATAAAGCTGCAAATGCATACTCGAATGCCATTGCTATCGCAGCGAATGCTACCAACCTCACATCTGGTACTGTCAACGCAGCAAGACTTCCATCTGGTAACTCGACAACTGCAGGCGCAGTGATTCTTGTCGATTCGATAGCGAACACTTCAACAACTGCAGCCGCTTCTGCTGCAGCTGTAAAAACCGCCTATGATGCTGCCATCGTTGCTAACACAAATGCAAACACTGCGTTAACAGCCGCTGGATCTGCATACACGAACGCAGTGTCATATACAGACACCAAAATTGGAACTGCAAACACTGCTATCACTGGCAATGCGGCGACCGCATATTCGAATGCTGTATCATATACAGATACGAAGATTGCAACTGCTAATACTGCCATGGCCGCTAACGCAGATGCTGCTTATACGAATGCAATCGCGATCGCTTCCAATGCAACTAATCTGACATCTGGTACAGTTAACTCAGCTCGTCTTCCATCTGGCAACTCAACTGTTGCCGGTGCGGTAGTTCTTGTCGACTCGGTCTCGAATACATCGACAACTGCAGCTGCATCTGCCGCTTCAGTCAAATCTGCTTATGACGCAGCGATTACGGCAAACACAAATGCTAACACTGCATTGACTGCCGCTGGCTCGGCTTATACCAATGCCGTATCTTATACCGACACAAAGATCGGTACTGCAAATACTGCCATGGTTGCAAATGCCGCTGCAGCTTACACTAACGCAGTCTCTTACACAGACGGTAAAATCAGTACTGCCAATTCTGCTATTACAGGAAATGCGGCTACCGCTTATAGTAATGCTGTGTCTTATGTAGATACAAAGATTGGTACTGCCAATACAGCAATGGTAGCAAATGCTGGCGCTGCTTACACAAATGCTGTATCTTATACCGACACGAAGATCGGCACAGCTAATACAGCGATGGTAGCAAATGCTGGCGCTGCTTACACAAATGCTGTATCTTATACCGACACGAAGATCGGCACAGCTAATACCGCAATGGCTGCTAACGCGGCAGCAGCTTATACGAATGCAGTCAGCTATACTGATACAAAAATTGGCACCGCGAACACTGCAATGGCTGCTAACGCAGCTGCAGCTTATACCAATGCGGTAAGTTACACTGATACGAAGATCGGCACTGCAAATACTGCGATGGTAGCCAATGCCGGAGCCGCTTATACCAATGCGACTATCTTTGCTGCGAATGCTTCGAATGCAAACAATGGTACTCTTGCTGAAGCTCGTCTTCCATACCGTATGAATCAGGATCTCAGAACTTCTGATTCTCCGACTTTTGCAAACGGCTCGTTTACTGGTTCTGTTACAGTAGGTGGAAACTTAACCGTAACTGGTAATCTGATTTCGACTAACATCGAATCTTTCTCTGTGTCGGATCCTCTGATCAAGCTAGGTGTGAATAACCCCGGTGATACTTATTGGGGTGGATTTACATTCCACTATAACGGATCTGGTAATACTACAAACCATGCTGGTCTTGTACGTAGTCCGACATCAAAAGAATTCCTTCTTATGTCGACGTTTGGTGATGAGACTGCTGTTGCTAATAACAACACGATCAACATTGCTGATGCATCGTTCTCATATGCCAATTTAACGGTTAATCTATTAAAGGCTGGCAACTCTACGGTATTCTCAAGTATTAATGCTACGTCGTTTACCGGTACAGCAAATAATGCCACGAATGCTTTCGGTAAGACAGAAGGCGCGATCAATGCTAACTCTGCTCTGACTGCAAACAACTCGACGAATCTTGGCGGTCAAGATGCAGCATACTATACTAATGCGACTAATATTAGTACTGGAACTCTACCTTTCGCTAGACTCCCATCGTTGTATCTTGGCACGACTGCTATTCAATCGACGAGTGCTGCTCAAGCTGTAAGCGGTATCACAACTCTTGCGGCTGGTAATACTACCATCTCAGGTTTTGCTAACGTTATAAGTGGATTATCACTTTCTAATGGTACATCAAACTTCATCACTTGGTCGACAGCCGGTGTTGACGGTCCTTCTATTAATACACGAAGCCCGGGTACTAAGCTATTACTATATCCAGCTCTGTCTGTGAGTCAAACTGATTATGCTATGGGTATTAGCCCGGCAACAATGTGGTCTACTGTTCCTACTAACGAAGATAGCTTTAAATTTAAATGGTATGGAGCTGACATAGAAGTTGCTTCTCTGAGTGGTACTGGTAACTTTAAGATATCTGGATATGCTAACGTATCTGGAGCAATTCAAGGTGGATCATCGCTTACAATTGCAGGTGCCGCTTCTGGTATCACTACGCTTGCCGCAGGTAATACTACGATTACCGGAAACCTTAGTGTTTCGAGCGTCGGTAGCTTCGATCGAGTAACTACTGCCAATAATGGCGGTGGAACAAATATTGGTATCGGTGATGATGCATGGTTCGGCGATATTAATCAGGCCGATACTGTTCGCATCATGGGTCAACAGAGTGCCAACAACGGATACATTGTTTTCGGCAATGCTAACAATGACATCAAATTGGGACGTTCTGGAACTGGTGCTCTTACATGGAACGGAGCATTCAGTGTTACTGGCGGACTAACTACTCTGTCAGCAAACCTTGTGATGGCCAACAACAACATCACGAATCCAACGCTGACAGGTTATACCGAATCTGAAGTTTCAAATACAGCTGTCACAGGAACATATACTCTTAACTGTGTTGCTTCTAACTTCTGGGATCTTACGCTTACTGGAAATACAACGATCTCTCCAACAGGAGTTCCTCCGAGCACAAGAATGTGGGCTGGAACTATCGTAGCAAAACAAGATGCTACCGGTGGTCGCACGATCACTTGGCCGACAGGAAGTAAATATCCTGGCGGTGTAGCTCCTCCTGCAACAACAACCGCAAACGCCATCGACGTATGGTCACTCATGACTTATGACGGCGGTACTTCTTGGATTGTTTCTCTGACGGTGAAGGGCGCCGCATAATGAGTATTGGTGGTGGTTCGAAGTTTACATTAGAGAAAACATGGCGTGGTGCCGGGACTGGAACAACTAAGTTCAACAGTCCTGGTAACATCACGATTCCTTATGGTAGAAATAGTGTTCTTGTTTCTGGTAGAGGTGGCACAGGCACAGCTTTGATCCCTGGTCCTGGAACCGGCACATTCAACATCATTCCTGGCAATGCGACTGGCACATTCAACATCATTCCAGGAAATGCGACTGGAAACTTTAATATCGTTCCTGGCAATGCGACTGGCACTTTTAATATTGTTCCTGGAAATATAGCCAACTATAATATTATCTTTCCTCAGACCGGCAATTTCAATATCATATTCCCGCAGACCGGAGGATTCAACATCGTTCCAGGAAATGCTACTGGCACTTTCAACATTGTTCCAGGAAATGCAACTGGCAACTTTAATATCATTCCTGGCAATGCAACTGGCAACTTTAACATCGTTCCTGGTAATGCTACTGGCACTTTCAACATTGTTCCAGGAAATGCCACGGGTACATTTAACATTATTCCTGGTAATATTGCCAGCTACAATATCATTTTCCCAGGAACTGGTACATTCAACAAAGTTCCAGGGAACATAGCTGGTTATAACATCATTTTCCCTGGAACAGGTACTTTCAATATCATCCCTGGTCCTGTGGCAAACTACAACATCATTTTCCCAGGCACAGGGTCATTCAACAAAGTTCCTGGAAACATCTCTGGCTATAACATCGTTTTTCCGGGTACAGGAGCATTTAACATTGTTCCAGGTAATGGTACAGGAACTTTTAACAAAATTCCAGGTAATATATCTAGTTACAATATCAATCCGGGTCCAGTGTCAGGCTATAACGTAAATCCAGGCAACGTTTCAGGCTATAACGTAAATCCAGGCAACGTGTCAGGCTATAACGTAAATCCAGGCAACGTATCTGGAAGCAATGTTATTCCTGGAAATGCCACCGGCACATACAACTCTGTTCCCGGAAATCGAATTAATCCGGCGGTTATTAATCCGAAATTTGGATATTTTGCAGGAAGCTTCAATGCACCGTCTGGTGGTCCTCAGAACTTTAACTCTCCATCAGCAGGTCCTTCTAACTTTAACTCGCCTACTAATGGTCCTGCAAACTTCAATGCAGCGAGCAATGGTCCTGCAAACTTCAATGCAGCAACCAATGGTCCTGCAAACTTCAATGCGCCAACTAATGGCCCTGCAAACTTCAATGCACCGACAAATGGCCCACAAAACTTTAACCCAGCTACCAACGGTCCACAAAACTTCAACGTTGCCAATGGCCCTGCGAACTTCAATGCACCGACAAATGGCCCACAAAACTTCAACGTTGCGAATGGCCCTGCAAACTTCAATGCGCCAACCGGTGGACCTCAGAACTTTAACGTTGCCAATGGTCCTGCAAACTTTAATGCACCAACGAACGGTCCACAAAACTTCAACGTAGCCAATGGTCCTGCAAACTTTAACCCTGCCACTAACGGGCCTCAGAATTTCAATCCTGCCACTAGCGGTCCGCAGAATTTCAATCCAGCTACTAATGGTCCACAAAACTTTAATCCAGCTGTCGGTGGCCCTCAGAATTTCAATCCAGCGACTAATGGACCTCAGAACTTTAACCCAGCTACAAACGGTCCTCAGAACTTTAACGTAGCGAATGGTCCTCAGAACTTTAACGTAGCGAATGGACCTGCTAACTTTAATCCTGCAACCAATGGTCCTCAGAACTTTAACCCTGCAACTAATGGTCCACAAAACTTTAATCCGGCAACGAATGGACCTCAGAACTTTAACCCTGCTACCAGCGGACCTCAGAACTTTAATACTCCAACTCCAGCCGTTCCAGGAAATCCGTCAAATACACTTGGTATTACTTTCCCTGGTTCAAATGCTGGAGGAACGGCTGCACCTGTGATAAATAACCAGATAGCGAGCTACTATGCTTATCCTGATGGCCAATCGCATTCGGTAACTGTGGCTCCTGGAGGATATATAGATATTACTATTGAATAAGTGATTTGAAGAAGGATTTACTATGCCATATATTATTCCTAAATATGGGAAGCAATTAAATTGTTTCGCGGTGTGGACAGGAGGATTTACTCCTGAAGAAGTCGATATGATCATCGACTTAGAAAAGCTCCAAGAATTTGAAAAGGGTAAAGTTGGGCTCGAGCAAAATGCTGCGGCTCCTGCACATACGCGTGATTCTGATATCTCATGGATCCATCATGATCATCACAGCGATTGGCTCTTTAATAGAATGTCTGGAATTGTATCGACTGTCAACTACGATCACTTTATGTATGACATCGAAGGAGTCGAGGCTTTTCAATATACAAAATACGGACCAAATCAACACTACACTTGGCACTGGGATGTTGAGTTCGGCTGGCAGAAATATATAAGAAAGATATCGGCATCTCTTCTTCTCTCAGATCCTGATGAGTATGAAGGCGGAGAGCTAGAGATTGTAAACAATGGAAACTTTGAAGATAAAGTCTCGTTTAAACCGAATAAAGGTGATATCGTATTCTTCGCTTCATGGATGCCACATCGAGTGAAGCCAATCACATCAGGAACGCGTAAGAGTCTTGTAGCATGGGTAATGGGTGAAAGAGAATGTTGAGTTGGAATCCTTTTAAGAAGAAACCTATCATTGAGTTTTATTGTCATCGAGATGACGTAGCCAGTTTGCCGCATCCAAAGCCTGCAGCTAAACATATACCTGAATGGTATAAAAGAATTCCTCCGCTCATTACAGACGGCCGAGACGATCGTGATTGGTCAGGATCACATAGTTTTACTGCAAAAAAATGCATGCCAATGATAGACGCCATGTCGTTGGGTTATGTCATTCCTCTTATCGCCGACATGACAGTCAGATCAAATCATGACTGTAGTACGATCGAAGTGACATCTTCTCCTCACATCACTGTATGTGAGTTTCATGACATTCGGCAACTCGGAGAAAGATCTGCTCCAGGATTTCCTGCTCCACCTTTAAAGTTCGTTAATCCATGGATCGTAAAGACTGCTCCAGGTTGGTCTACACTTTTTATAGCGCCGATTAACAACTTTGAAAGTCATTTTACTTGCTTATCTGGATTGGTCGATACTGATACATATCCAAAGGAAGTCAATTTCCCTGCAATCTGGCATACTCCAAATGCTGACGTGCTTCTGCCTGCTGGAACTCCATTGGTCATCGCTATCCCAATTAAGCGCGATGCAGTCCCATCAAAGCCTACGATAAGAGATATGAAAGAACCAGAACAACACTTGATCAATCTCATATCGAAGATGCAAAACACGCGCAGAAGTGTATATACAAAAGAACTGAGAGCACCCAGAAAATGAAAGATCTGTTTTCTTTTTTAAAACCGAAAAAAGATATCGAATTCGTAGATACGAAGAAATTATCTTATCATAACTTTTCTGTCGAACGAGCTGTTGATGTTCCAACAAACACTCGTAAAGTCCAACAAGACAAGTATGGTAAACATCTGATGCCATACTGTCCCGGAATTTTAGATTATGCCCAATTCGGGTATATCATTCCAGCTTGGGTAGACATTCATATTATGGCAAACAAAGCTGGCACTTCATGGTATCTTGGAGATAAAGGTGCTAGAGGAGATCGTGGTTTTGACAACGGCGTGAAGATGGATGAAAAGTTTGTAGAAGGTGCATTTACTCCTATTGGAATTAATCCTACTGCAATCTTGTTTCCATCGCCTTGGAAAATCTTTACACAAAAAAACATCAGCGCATTGTTAATGCCAGCATTCTACCACTCTACCTTTCTCGATGATCTATACGTGACGCCAGGTTTGGTAGATTATAAAAACTTTCATATCACAAACTTCATCTGTATGCCGAAGAGAGAATGTAACGTTCATATCAAAGCAGGCGAACCTTTACTACATGTCATTCCTTTCCTTAATAAAGATATTAGTGCTTCAGTTGGTCCTGCTACAGATGAGATGATAGATAAAACTGCAAATCTAATTCCTGGAGATGATAAGCAATACTATCGGAAGTTTATGGGAATTAAAAAGAAATTTAATATGCAAAAAGAAGAGATTAAACAATGAACATTTTTGTTTCAGTATGCTCGTACCAAGATCCTTTACTTCCTCATACTATCAAGAGTATGATGCAGACCAAATCAAATAGAAACAACGTAGTCTATTCGATCTTCGAGCAGACGCGGTTCGAGGATTCTTTGGCTTGCACAGAGCCTGTGCTTGTAAATAGAGATGATGTCATCTATAAAAGAATTGATCCAGAATATTCTGATGGCTGTGTTTGGGCAAGATACCTTAACTTGTTAAACGTAACAAATGAGTACGACTTTATCTATCAAGTCGACTCTCACATGCTACATGACATGAACTGGGATCGCTCTCTTGTTGAAGATTATAAGAGAGCAATGGATATGGCTGGAACGAACAAAGTAATCATTACTGGTTCGTGTAAATCATTTACGATTGAAGAAAAAGATGGGGAAATTAAAACGTATCCTCAGCATGAAGTCAACGATGCATGTCAAGTAAAGTACTACACTATCGATCCTCATAATTTTATTCCAGACGTTCACGGCGATAATATTCCTTCGACTGATATGCCGAGACCTGCATTCCATATTATGGCTGGCAACTTCTTCACACACACCGATTGGCTCGATGAAGTTGGTTTAGATCCAAAGATATTCTTCCGCGGAGAAGAAATAATGATGACGATGATGTCATATGCGGCTGGATATAAGATGTTCCATCATAGTAAGATGGTATCATATCATCTTGAGAACACTCGAAACTGGCATACGAAGACTCCACCAGAAAATGTAAAAGCTGCCCGAAGAAGAGAAATCTTGGCTGAAATTGGTATATGGAGATGGAAGCAGTATCTCGAAACTTGCAGAGAAGATCTCCTTTCCGAGTTCCATAAAGAATTCGGTGTAGACTTTATTAACTTAGAAATTGAAGAGCGCGCAAAGACTTATAGTCTCGATGCTATCGGTGGAGTTGATATCCTCGCTATTTCGAAGAAACCAAAGAAGAAAGTAAAGCTGCCTAAAACTCTTTTCATGAGTGAAGACGAAGAATGATCGTATGTTCTCTCCCACGCTGCGGAGCTACAAAGTTTTGTTTAGACTTTCAAGAAAAAACAAAACTTAAGTTTGTGGGAGAGTTACATCCTGTTCATATTCAAAGTGATAGAAAAGCTTTGACGCACGAAACAGAGTATCAAACTAACTTTACTTCGGATTCTTTCGCAGAACTTTTACATGATCATAGCGAACACATTGCACTTGTAAATCAGCACTCATATCTTTTGGCTAATCAAGCAAGTGTTTTCATGCTCCGTAAAAATATGAGAGATGCATCTCTTAGCTTGGCAAACTATATGTTGAAGGCATATCCAGGAATTAAAGTAGCCGCACTGAAGTTTAATCTAGCTCTGATGCACCATGATCATAAGGCTCTGACAGCATATTTAAATAAATATGAGAAAGAAGTGGTATGGTATGAAGACTACTACGGCATCTCTGGAACAAAAACCCCCTTGCTCGATTCGTATATCGGAAGAGATTCTATCATAAAAGAGATTGACGACTATTATGGATCAACAGTTTGATAAAAGATACGTTCTTACTACTATCCAACTGATAGGTCCATTTATCGTATTATGGGCACTCTTGCAATATGCTACACTCGCATGGGTAGCCGTTGCTATGATCATGCTTTTTCTGATGAGAATCGTAGGCGGTTCGATATTCTATCATCGCATTCTTTGTCATCACACTCATGATGTGCATCCAACAGTAGAGTTTATCGGCACCGCACTCGGATTCTATGGATCCTTTATGCCACCTGCAGACTTTTGCATAACACACTTCAATCATCATAAGTATGCTGACACTGAGCAAGATCCTCATTGCCACAGCACGCAAGGCTGGAGAACGATGTTCCCTATTTTATGGAATATTACCAATCGGGTAGATTTTCGAACCGTAATTCGTCTTCGAAAAAATAAGACAGTCAATCTATTTTCTGAGAAGTATTGGCTGGTGGCATCTTTGCCACTTCTATTGCTACTCATATCGCCTGAAGCATTCTTGTTTTTGTTTCTTATTCCGTGTACTCTATCGATATGGTCGGCGGCAATATCTACAATGAATCACGATGAGAATGGAGCAAAGAACATGGGATTCTGGTATGGAATCGTAAGTGGCGCCGAGCACAAGCATAAGAATCATCACGATGATATATCAGATGAAGGTTGGATAAATACCGTAGCAAATATAATAGCCAAAAAGAGAGTTAAAACATGAATCTTGTTACAATCACTATAAATGATTTATCAGAAGTTGATTTTGATGATCTGTATGAAAGATCCAAAGATGCAATCGACGCAAATTGGCCATCTACATCTATAATGACAGATGAAGAAAAAAAGGCCGGATATGTGGCTGCTATAACTAGTGGATTAAACAACGAATGGCCAGGTTTAAATCCACACGGACCAAACGACAGATATGTTGTCGCCAAACAAGTAGACCTTGATACAGGAACCGAACTAGGATTAGTCGCAGGATTTGTTCTTCCAGACGGGATTTTTGATGGTAGACATTCTATGAGTTCTCGCGATGCAAGCGGTTCTCGAAACTGGGTGTTTTCTGAACAATTTAGACAAGCTCGAAGCGATTGGTATGCAAGTATTGGAGCAACTAAAACTTTATATAGAAATATTGTTGCCGATTCTATGCATTATCGCCACATTAAAATGCGAGCAGGATTACATTTTGAAATCATAGAAGATATAGAATCTCCAACTTATGGCCCGCGTTTTAGAAATGTCACAGTAGAATATAAGTAATGAAATTTTTATTGAATGTAGGAGCCGAGAAAGCTGGCACTACTTGGTTATATGATTATTTTCGAAACCATCCAGAATTCTATGATATGGGGAAAGAACTCAATATCATTCAGAGAGATGATTTGGTGCCTATCTTAGAAGACGTAGACGAATATAGAAAAGACATAGAGTCTTTCTTTCGAGCAGTTTCAAATATAAATCAGGTGACAGGTGACTTCACACACTACGAAGGCTCAAGCGAGAACGTCTTTCGACTTATAAAGAATGGCTTGCTAAAGTACGATATCGAAGTAGTGCCAGTCTATATTATGCGAGATCCTATTCAAAGGGCTTGGTCTTCTTGGAATTCTCTCGGAGGAGGAAAGATTGCAATTAAATCCCCGGCTTCACAATTTGTGATGACTAATTTTATGTCATGCAAATATAGAGAAACGATAGAAGCTTTAGACGGTGTTTTCCCAAATCCGTTATATTTCTTCTATGAGGATTTTTTTACTCAAGACAATATCAATAAGATATGCGATGAGTTACAGATTTCTCATCATCCTGCAGAATGTGACACCAGAATCAACGCTTCTCCGTATAAGAAAATACCAAACATCTTCTTGAAAACTTTTGGTAAATCTCCGAAGAATAAAACAACTGCTAAATATATTTTTGAAAGATTTGAAAATGTACCATGGAAACTCGAAGATTATCCGTAGATCTACTCTCGATGAAGATCTTCGCTTAAAATTGCTTGAGGGTTTAAAAAATCCAGTACACATGCACTACTTTGATCGTAACGAAGCTACGAACGCAACAGACGAAGCTGTGCTTGAGTTTCTCGACAGAGAACAATTTGGATGTAATAAAACTCACATCGAATATTGGTTTCAGTCTAAAGAATTTTCAGAGCATTTGTGGCCGCACGTAGATTTTAATGAGAAACTTCGAGATAGAATTAATGCTGGGGAACAATTAGAGCCAGAAGAACTGATGTCTCCAATTACCATCGCCTGTTATTTAGAGGCAACCGACCTTGAAGGCGGAGAATTCTGCATCTCTGAAAGAAGTTGGTTAGACTATGAAAAAGAACTCAACGATCCAGTAGATTTAAAAGAAGATTTGCTCAAATATACGTACGAATCTTTTCAACCCTTCGAAGGCGCAGTGTTATACTTTGAAGGCAGCAGATACTACCATTGGATCAACGAAGTCAAACGAGGATCTCGTAAGAGTATATTAATCAATTTCTGGGACGACTGTAGCCTTAAGTCCACTTAGTTCCATGACGAGAGCTATACTTGGTTTCAGGATCGTATGCTGCAAAGTCTTCGTAGCGAGGATCTCCTGGCTCGGCTCTCTTACCGATGCTATACTCACCAATATGATTAACGATGTTATGGCCTTCTTCGGTCTTCAGTTTACATGTCTGCATACCAAGTTGCTGCAATGATTTTGCTACGACATACTCGCTTAAGTTCTTCTCGCCTACTGATTCGGCATGAGGAAGATCTACTATGGCGCGAGGAAAAACACTTGCCAAGCTCCAAAAATATGCCTCAGAAAGTTCACCGCGGTATTTTCCAAGTGTAATGTCTGTTTCATAAGCCTGTGTTTCCTCTTCAAAGTCATACCATTTCTGACGTGTCAAACACACCTGAGAAACGTTACGATAGTCATGTAAGATCTGAGTCATGTCAAGCATTCGAATCGGATGATTGAATGTCACGTCATCTTCTGACAGATACACGTAATCATAATCTCGTTCTCTCAGTAGTTCGAAGGTTCTATTCCATACGTATGGCAAACCCATGTTCTGCTGATGCAAGTAGATCTCAGTAAAGCCAAAATTCTTGGCTAGCTCGAACATCGTGCCGTCATGCCGGCCTTTTGGCATATCATCGATAAAGATGCCTTCGACTTGACAACCTTCGAAGTTTAACATATCACGCTGAGATTTAAGCGTAGGAATCAAATACTCGAGACGGTTCGTCGACCATATAATCTTACAAACTTTCATTGCGCATACTCCGTGTCAAAGAAGAATGTCTGAAACAGACGACCATCATATAAATCTTTACCAAAGTAATCTAAGCTGGCATGGAAGAGGTCACCGCTATAAAGAACTAGTCGATTGTATTTGTTGCCTACGATGTCGATCTTATCCCACTTGGTATAGTCGTATGCCTCGTGCTCGTTTTTCGGAGCTCGATACTCTCCAGTTTCCTTGTGTCGAAACATTCCTGTGCCTGCAGTATGCGGCGCATCAGGCGTGAGATAGCATACACCAGCCCACATACTCGTGTGATCGCAGTGGATCCACGTTCTATCCATAGATGTTGCGTATTGAAAGGCTCCAGTGTAACCCGAATCTTCATGCCAATTGGTAATCTTTCCAATTGGATTCATCCAATGTTGAATGCAGTCCTTGACATCTTGTGTCAAGAATGAAGGCGTTCGTTTTCCTGGGTAGTTACCTGTGACGCTAAAGTCTTGTGTAAGAGCAAAGGCTCTGACTGCGTCGGGATTGATATAGAAGTTATCTATAATCATCAAGTCTAAATTCATAATATTTCAAGTCCTCATATTGTACTGGTTGTATTTATACGGCTTATAAATAGCTTGAGAATAAATATAATAAAAGAGGGATTACATGGCCACTCCTACTACAAAAGCCGAGTTCAAAGAATACTGTCTCCGTAAGTTAGGCAAGCCAGTAATTGAAATCAACGTAGACGACGATCAAGTCGATGATCGTGTTGACGAAGCGCTTCGTTACTGGTATGACTATCACTTTGATGGTTCTGAAAGAGTATACTACAAGCATGCTATCACGTCAACTGACGTAACAAACAAGTATATCACTCTTCCAGAAAATATCATCGGCGCGGTCAGCATCTTCTCGATGGGTGATCCTTCGATCCGCTCTGACGACCTCTTTAACATTCGCTATCAGATCGCTTTGAACGACCTCTACACTCTGACTAACGTGTCGCTTGTTCCATACTATATGGTCATGGAACACCTTGCTCTGATGAACGAACTCCTTGTCGGTAAACAGCCTATTCGTTATTCTCGTCACAAAGATCGTCTTTATGTTGATATGGACTGGAACACTGTTGCTGTCGGCGAATTCTTACTCGTTGAAGCCTACGAAGTAGTCGATCCAGAAACATGGACAGATGCTTATAACGATCGTTGGCTTCAGAACTATGCTACAACTCTGATCAAAGAACAGTGGGGTTCCAACCTTACAAAGTTTACAGGCATGACTTTACCTGGAGGAGTTCAATTTAACGGTGAGAAAATCTACGACGATGCCGTAGCCGAAAGAAGAAAGCTCGAAGACGAGATGATTTCTTCTTATTCTCTGCCGGTTCTCGATATGATTGGATAATACATGTCGACCAACTTTTATTTCAACAATTTTACAAATAGCCAAGAGCAGATCTTAATTGAGAATCTGGTTCTTGAGTCTATTAAGATGTATGGTCACGACGTATATTATTGTCCTCGAACTCTGATTGCAAAAGATGATGTATACGAAGAAGATTCATTATCACAGTACAACAATAATTATTTAATTGACATGTATATTCGTAGCTATGAGAGCTATGAAGGTGACGGCCAGTTCTTATCGAAATTCGGTCTTGAAATCAGAGATCAGGTAACGTTTACAGTATCTGTTCGTAACTTTATGGACGAAATCGGCAACCTTGAGATGATCGATCGTCCTCAAGAAGGCGATCTTATCTATCTTCCGATGGCCGACCGTCTGATGTACATCAAGTATGTCAATAAGACTCCTGTCTTCTATCAGATGGGATCGATTCAGATGTATGATCTTGTCTGCGAAATGTTCGAATATGGCGGCGAGGAACTGAATACTGGAATTGCTGCCATTGATAACATCGAGAGAGATCTCAGCCTTAGCCTCGATCTATACAACATTACCACTTCTGACGGACTCATTCTTATCACTCAAGATGGAACTCCTATTATTCAAAGCGGTTATAGTTTCGAAACACAAGCTGGTGATCCATTCGAAGACAATACCGAGTTCGAAGTCGAAGGCGACAGTATTCTCGACTGGACGCAGATAGATCCTTTTAGTGAAGGTAACGTATAATGTTTGGAAGAACATGGAATCATGATAGCTTAAGAAAGTATATCATCGTATTTGGTACGGTGTTCAATGACATCTATATCAATCGCCTCGATAACAATGAAGAAATAAGACAGACTCTGAAAGTTCCTTTGACTTATGGTCCAAAGGATAAGGTTTTAGCGAGACTTGAGCAAAATCCTCAAATGGATAATCAGGCCGGTGTTGTTTTGCCTCGCATCTCATTCGAGATGACGTCCTTAGAATATGATCCTACTCGTAAGCTGAATACTCTCAACAAGCTGACAAAGCAATCTGCCACTGCAGGCACAGACGACGAAGTCAAGTATCAGTATATGCCTGTTCCATATGACATGCAATTCGAGATGAACATCTTAGTTAAGAACGCAGAAGATGGCACACGCATCGTAGAACAAATCGTGCCCTACTTTACTCCTGACTTTACAGTCAGTGTCAACCTTGTTCCTGAGATAGACAGTGCACGTGATATTCCTATCATTCTGAATAGTATTACTTCTCAAGATCAATACGAAGGCAGCTTCGAACAAAGAAGAGCGTTGATTTGGACACTCAGCTTTACAATGAAGGGCTGGTTATATGGTCCTACGAAGAAATCAAAACTAATTAAACTCGCAGAAACAACGTTCAGACTTCCTGAAGATGTTACGACAGGTAACACTACTAACACTACTAGCACGGTAACTGTGGCTGCTCGCCCAGGATTAACTGCTAACGGACAACCAACAAGTAATGCCGCAGCAAGCATTCCGTACGATGAAATTATAAGTACAGATGACTATGGCTTTATTAATACAATTACTGAGAATATCTAATGAGCAATGAACTTGATAAATTTTTAAACATCGCCTCTGGCGATAACTTACCGACTGTGATCGAAAAGAAGATGAGTACGCAAGTCTCAGCTGACTTTGAGTATGCACGCGAGAACATGATGGAAGTCATCAATAAGGGTCAAGAAGCACTCTTTGATTTGATGGATGTGGCCAAACAAAGCCAGCACCCTCGAGCATATGAAGTCTTGGCAACCATGATGAATACGATGGTGGCAGCAAGCAAGGACTTAGTTGATCTTCAGGCCAAAAAGAAGAAGATCATGGAAGATGATCCTTCTGCTTCTCCTCAGCAAGTCACAAACAATCTTTTCGTAGGTTCGACGGCCGAATTACAGAAATATCTGAAGCAGCACAAAGATGGCGAGTGAAAACTATCTCGGTAATCCGAGACTTAAGAGAGCAGATACAAAGGTCGAGTATACTCCCGAGCAAGTCGCAGAGTACATTAAGTGCTCTGAGGATCCGATCTACTTTATCTTAACTTATTGTAAGATCGTTAACATCGATAGGGGTCTGATCATGTTTCCGCTCTGGGAATTCCAGAAGGAAATGATCCTCGCCTTCGAAGCCAATCGATTTGTTATCTGTAAGATGCCTCGTCAGGTTGGTAAGACAACCACGGTTGCCGCTTACTTGCTTTGGAAGATCGTATTCAACGAAGAGTATTCTATCGCTATTCTGGCCAACAAAGACAGACAGGCTCGAGAGATTCTTGGCCGTATTCAGTTGATGTTCGAGCATCTTCCGAAGTGGCTTCAAATGGGTGTTACCGAATGGAATAAGGGTAACATTAAGCTCGAGAATGGATCTGAAATCCTTGCTTCGGCTACCTCATCATCTGCTATTCGTGGTACTTCTCAGAACATGGTTTACCTCGACGAGTTTGCCTTCGTTCCGACCAACATTCAAGACGAGTTCTTCGCTTCGGTATATCCTACCATTTCATCTGGTCAAAGTTCGAAGGTTCTCGTGACTTCGACGCCGAACGGTATGAACATGTTTTACCGCATTTGGACAGAGTCTGAAGAGGGTAGAAATGCTTATGCTCGTGTCGATGTTCACTGGTCACAGATTCCTGGCCGCGACGAAGCATGGAAAGAACAGACGATCAGCAATACGTCTGAAGAACAGTTCAGACAAGAATATGAGTGTGAGTTCCTTGGATCTTCGAACACTCTGATCCATCCTACCAAACTTCGTAACATGGTCTATAAGCATCCGATTGCACAAGCAGACGGTGGACTTAAGATCTATGAAGAGCCAGAACCAGATACAATCTATGCTATCGTAGTTGATACATCTCGAGGGGCTGGAGCTGACTATTCTGCCTTCATTGTCGTCAATGTATCTACGATGCCTTATCGACAAGTGGCCACATATCGAAATAACTTGATATCTCCAATGATCTATCCGAACATCATCTATAACGCGGCTATCAAATATAACGATGCGCTTGTTCTTGTCGAAACGAACGATATTGGTCAGCAAGTAGCCGATATCCTACACTACGATCTTGAATATGATGGAGTTCTCGTCACCGCAAATAACGGCAGAACAGGGCAAAGCCTATCAGGTGGCTTTGCTACGACGACTCACTATGGTGTCAAGACTACGAAGCAGGTGAAACGAGTCGGTTGTGCCACACTCAAGACTCTCGTCGAATCTGATAAGTTTTTGATCTATGATTATGACACTATCTATGAGTTGACTCGCTTCTCACTCAAGAACAGTTTGAAAGGCAACCAGTCATATGAAGCAGAAGACGGTAATGATGACATGGCCATGTGCTGTGTTCTCTTTGCTTGGTTGACTACGCAGCCTTATCTCAAAGAAATTACGAATGTTGATATTCGTATGCAAATTTACGAACAGAATGAGAAGATGCTCGAGCAGCAGATGCTTCCATTTGGACTGATGAGTACAGGAGACGATGAACATGACGAAGAAGTTAATGAACCTCTCTTCGAAGGTGGACCGAAAGATGATTTCTGGGTTAGCAAGAAGATGGGATTCTTCGAAGGAAACTTTTGATATGAAGCACGAATATGATTTAAATATTAGAAAAATGATAAAGCCTATGAAGGTTGCATTGCAGCATCCTGGCAAAGCTTTACCTTTTATTGCACAAGTCGTAAGGCATGGCAGTGGTCCTTCTCTGAAGTACACATACAAAAAGATGCTTGAAACCAAAACTGGTGGAGAGCTGGCATATAAAAATGAAGAGATATCTGAATATTTGCCATTCCTTTCAGAGCGACCAGAAGGATCTGTCGGAAGAGAATCGTACAATTATTTTGGACATCATCAAGAGAATGTACAAAAAGTAAGTCGAAGAAAAAAGACTAATGATGAGTGGATCGAGGCTAAGCATCCATATAGCTGGATGGCGAGAAGATATCGTGATACTCATGACATATGGCACATTCTATCAGGTTATCCTACGAGTACAGAAGGTGAGATGTGCATGGTCATGTTTTCTTATGCACAGACTCGATCACTCGCTTGGTTAGTAATCAGTCTAAGTGCCATGTTCGCAATTATAAATCATTTGAAGAAGCCTTCAGAATATTTTACCGTGATTCGAATGGCATACGAAGCATATCGAAATGGTAAAAAAGCCAAGTTTTTGTTGGCCGAAGATTATGATAAACTACTATCTGAAAATTTAGATTCTGCTAGGGAAAGACTAAACATCCGCTTACCGAAAGCCTTTGTTAACAGATCTCCTAATTTTTTGAAGTTATAAATAAAGCAAATGCAACTTATATGACTAACCTTTAAAGGGAGATAACAATGGCGTTTCAAGTCAGCCCGGGAATTAACGTTTCTGAAATTGATCTTACAACATCTGTTCCGGCACTTGCGACTACGGTCGGTGGTTTCGGCGGAGTATTTCGTTGGGGACCAGTAGGAAAGTTTGTTCTTGTAGATTCAGAAAATACACTCACAAATCGTTTTGGTAAACCGACTTCGGATAACTACGAAACGTTCTTCACAGCAGCCAACTTCCTTTCATACGGAAACGCACTGTATGTGTCGCGTGCAGGAACTACAACAGGTTTTGCTAACAGCGCAAGCCTTACTCTTGACGCAGACACAACGATTGCTTCCAACGGTAATGCTCTTGGTCTTACTGCGGGTGTTCTCGTACAAGGTGACGGCATTGCTGATAACACCTTTGTAACAGCAGTAACTAACAGCTCGATCACTATCTCGAAAGCAGCTACTACAAGCGGTTCATCGCTGGTTTCATTCATTGCAAACAATCGCGTTCTATCTGCTTATGCTGGTAATACAGCCACAGTAGTGACATCAAGCGTAGTAGTAAAGAATTCAGAAGATTTCGAAACCCTAAATGCAAACGCTAGCAACTTCACAGGAACCGAGTTCATCGCTCGTTATCCTGGTGCACTCGGCAACTCGCTGAAGGTTTCGATGTGCGACAGCGCAGCTCAGTATGCTGAGACAGTTACATTTGAAACTAACACCACTTACGGTTCAACAACAGCAAACACATACGCTCTTGCAGATCTTACAAGCGCTACGATGTCGATCGCTGTGGGTAGCAACACTGCTAACGTTGTCTTCGTATGGTCTGGCGATGACTTCGCTGATCGTGTAGCTGCTTCCGCCGGTGCTCGAGTAGTTGGATCAAACGGTGTATCAACTAACTTCATCTCGCTTGCAACCGCAAATACGCTGTTCACAAATGGTGATGCAGTATGGTATGCAAGAGGCGCAGCAAATAGTGTAAACAGTATTCAGGGTCTATCTGAAGGCACAACTTACTACGTTATTGCAGCTAATACTACCGGTCTTTCACTGTCACTCACTTCTGGCGGTTCAGCGGTTGCTATCTCGAACGGCGCTGCCAACGCAGACGTATACTTCACTAAGCAAACTGCAACAGACCTTGGTCTTACGCTTGCACAAGCACGTCTTGCGGTTACAGCAGTTCGCGATAAGATTTCGGTGGGCGACTACGTAGAAGTTGGTAATACTGACGTTGGTAAGCAGAACATGAAGGTTACTTCGAAGGGTAATCAGGCCGACGACGGTACGAACATCTTCTTCAATATCAGTTTCGATACCACTTGGAACAAGTCGACTAACTTCAGCGGTACTTCGCTGAAGCGTCAATGGGAATACTTCAACGTTGTAGAATCTGCTCCAGGTGTATCTTCATCGATGACAAATGCGGGTCGCACTGTTACTGACGAAGTTTCAGTTGTTGTGGTTGACGAAGACGGTCTGATCAGCGGAACACCTGGTCAAGTTCTTGAAATCTACCAAAACCTTTCACGTGCAACAGATGCCAAGAAAGATGACGGTACGACCAACTACTATAAGACTGCTATCAATGACTTCTCACGTTGGGTTTGGGCAACAAAGGATAGAGCAGGAGCTGCTTCAGCTATTCTTGCAGATCTTGCTGAATCGACCAACACAACGACATATACAAAGTCGTTTGTTCGCGGTGTAGACGGCGCGACAGAAGGCACCGCATCGATGGCCGCTCTTGGTGCTGCATATGATCTCTTTGCAGATGCAAGCACAGTAGATATTTCTCTGCTTCTTCAAGGTAAGGCAACTGGTACTAACGACGTTCAGCTAGCTAACTATCTGATCGACAATATTGCAGAAGTTCGTAAAGACTGCGTAGTGTTCGTTTCTCCAGCATACTCTGATGTTGTAGGAGTGAATACAGAAAATGCTCAAGCACAGAATGTCGTAGATTTCAGACGTCTTCTACGTAACACTTCATACGCTTTCATGGATTCTGGTTACAAGTATCAGTACGACAAGTATGCAGACGTATATCGCTACGTTCCACTGAACGGTGACATTGCTGGTCTTACAGCTCGCAGTGATAGCCTCAGAGATCCTTGGTTCTCTCCAGCTGGATTCACTCGCGGTCAAATCAGAAATCTTGTTAAACTGGCATTCAGCCCTGGCAAAAATGACAGAGATCTTCTATACAAGAACGACGTCAACCCAGTGGTAACATTCCCAGGTCAAGGCACAGTGCTCTACGGAGATAAGACTCTCCTAGGCCGTGCAAGTGCATTCGATCGTATTAACGTACGTCGTCTGTTCATCGTTCTTGAAAAAGCAATCGCTACAGCTTCAAACTCTACTCTGTTTGAATTCAACGACGATTTCACAAGATCACAGTTTGTTAATCTGGTTGAGCCATATCTTCGCGACGTTCAAGGTCGTCGTGGAATCTTTGACTTCCGCGTGGTTTGTGACGAGACGAATAACACTGCTGAAGTAATCGACAGCAATCGCTTTGTTGGAGACATCTACATCAAGCCTGCTAAGTCGATCAACTTCATCCAGCTAAACTTCGTCGCCGTAAGATCTGGTGTCGAGTTCAACGAAATCGCTGGCCAGTTCTAATAAATAAGATAAACCTAGGAGGAAAGTAAATGGCTTTTAATATCAATGAAATGAGAAGCCAGCTACAGTTTGGCGGCGCAAGACAAAACCTGTTCCAAGTGGATATTTCAAATCCTGCGAACAGTGCTGGAGATGCAAAAACAAGATTCATGTGTCAGGCAGCTCAGCTGCCTGGCTCTGACCTTGGTGTCATTCCAGTATTTTACTTCGGTCGTCAAATGAAGTTAGCTGGTGACAGAACGTTCGCCGAAT